CAAAACTTGTTTTCTATTAGAACCATCTTTATAAGAACAATGAATCCAGCCACTATTAGGTTCTCCATCTTTCCAAAACTCTAATATTAATTGGTCAAAATCACAATGGTTCTGAATCCACAAAGCTACTTCAAGATTTGATACACCAGCTATTTCAAAATCTGCGGCTTCTCCTAAACAATGTTGTGATGTTGCTTTTGAACCTATTGCTTCTGATAATTCTGGGCTTCTATATCCTGATGTAATTGTAACTGGTTTATCAAACTTTACTCTTACTGGCTCTAATACTTCATAACAAAGATCGCCAAGACTTTTAATCTCTCCACTACCAGCTTTATTAGTTATACCTTTTCTAGTAGCAGTTTGTGATTTCTCAAATTCTTCTAATGTAAAATGTTTTGATAATTGCATAATTATCTCCTTTAAGATTTAAAGATTTTATGGTTTTGTGGGCCAAGTGGCATTTTCACATTTAGCAACTGTATCTTTTCCTGTTGGTAAATCTCTTAATGCTTGTCTATAAGTGGTCATGTCAGATGATAAAGTATGATCTGATAAAGCTAGATAATCAGTTTCAGCAAGTAATCTATTTCTTTTTTCTCTTAATGTTTGTAATGCTCTAGCTGGTGCTTGATTCGCAAAAGCTGTTTCTTCAGCATCTCTAGCCGCTTCTTCTTCAGCAGTAAATGCAACTTGGATTCCGTTAATTAAATGGTGTCTAGGCATAGTTTTATATACTCCTTTTTATTAATTTTATCAAGATATTCCATATAATGAAATTTGACCAGCATCTATATTTCCAGATGCCATTTTAAACTGAAATCTTGTTAATGCTGTTGTTGTGTTAAAATATCCAGCATAATATAAATCTTTAGAACCAACTCCAGATGCTCCTACCATGTGTTGTGTTCTACATATAAAATGCTTAACAAAAGTAGATGATGATGGATTAAAAATATGCAAAGAACCAACTGCTGAAGCATCATTAGCATTTCCTATACTATCTGTAATTCTTTGAAAAGCAGTTCCTTGTGCTTGATCGTTTCCAGCTTGGTAAGCTAATCCACTATCATCATCTGCTTCACTATGTTTAGCTTGAAAACAGGTAGAAGTAATAGTTTGATTATAATTGGTATTTGTACCAGTATCAGATTGAAAAGTTAATCTAGTATCATCTGTTGCTGGGTGTATATCTATAAACTTAAACATATAACTATCATATGTAGAATCTATACTACTTGTAAAATCTAATGTTGCACTACTTGAAGCTGTTGCTGTTGTAAGCAACGTTAAGTTACCATCAACCAAAGCTGCCGCTGTTGGCAACGCTGTAATTGTTGTTAGTGCTCTGTTGACTGCAGTTCGAATAGCCATAATCTATGATACTCCATACATTTTAATTGTGCCAGCGTCTATATTACCAGAGCTCATTGTAAATTGCACTCCATCAATTGCTGCTGTAACATTACAATATCCAGCTACATAATTATTTATTGAAGTATTAGAAGCATCTAAACTATTTAAAGTACACATAAAATGTTTTACAAAAGTAGTTGTTGATGGATCAAATAATTCTAACATTCCGCTTAAAGCTTCATCATTACCGTTTCCTTGACCATCTCCAGTTAAAAAAGTAACGCCTGTACCTTGTGCTAAGTCTAAACCAGTATTATAAGATAGTGCAGTTGTAGTACCAGCTTCATCATGATATGCTTGAAAAAAAGATGTAGTTTTAGTTGCATCGTAAGCTGTGCTACCATCTCTAAAATTTACTTGAAATTTAACATTATCAGTAGCTGGATGAATATCAAAAAATTTAAATACATAACTTTTATAAGTAGAGTTTATTCCACTATCAAAAGTTACGTTTGCAGAACTACTTGCAGTTTGCGTAGATAATAAAGTCATACCACCAGCACCCGTAGCGTTTGATGATAAATCCATGTCATATTTTATGCTTGCGTATGTTGCCATTATGCTATTCCAAAAAGTTTTATTGTACCAGCGTCTATGTTACCAGAACTAAATTTAAATTGTACTCTTGTTAAAGCTGTTGTAGTATTAAAATAACCAGCAATATATTTATCCATTGTTCTATTTCCGTTTTCATACATTTGAACTCTTGACATAAAATGTTTTACAAATGTACTAGAAGATGGGGAAAATAACATAAGTTCTCCACAACCAGATTCATCATTACCATTACCAACATCCATTAATCTTTGAAAAGATGTTGATTGTGCTAAATCATCTCCAGTTTGATAACCTAAAGAACCTTCGGTTCCATCTTCACTTCCTATTGAAGTAAAAAAATTTGAAGTTATAGTTGTATTATATGATGTGTTTGTACCAGTATCAGCTTGAAAACTAAATAAAGCTCCATCTGTTGCTGGGTGAATATTATAAAATTTAAATATATATGTTTTATATGTATCATCTAATACAACACTATCTGCACCATTAAGAAAAGACAAAGTAGCAGATGAGCTAGCTGTTAGTGTTTTTATAGGAACTAATGCACCACCTGATCCTGATGGTAAAGCTATGTTGTATCTTGAATCTTGATATGTTGCCATTATGATACTCCAAATAGTTGTATAGTTCCAGAATCTATATTGCCACTATCTGTTGCAAATTGAACTCCATCAATAGCGGCAGTTACATTACAATAACCAGACACATAAATTGTTTGAGGATAATCTGAGTTTCCACTACAATTAATTTTAGATATAAAATGTTTTACAAAGGTTGTTGATGATGGATTGAATAAATGTAAAAATCCAGATGCAGATTGATCATTATCATTTCCAAGATTTTGAGCAATTCTTTGTGCTGCTGTGCTTTGTGCTAAATCTGTGGCTGTTAAATAAGTTAATTCTCCATCCGTGCCATCTTCATTGTGCACTGATCTAAACATAGTTGTTGTTTTTGTAGCATCATAATTTGTGTCACCATCTCTAAAATTAACTGTCAATCTTTTACCATCTGTTTGAAGATGTATATTGTTAAATATAAACATATACTCTTTATAAGTAGAATCTAAAACAACATCCGATGTTCCATTAACAAAAGATAAATTAGCAGAACTTGATGCAGTTAATGTTTTGATTAAAACGAGAGAACCTTTACTAAACCCGTTGTATTTGATAGCATTATAATTAGCCATCTTACTTCTCCTTTAACAGCCAACCTTGCGTAGAGTCAACGTACACAAGAGTAAAAGCTGCTCTTTCTGTTGCAACTGTTAAATCAGCCGATGCTCCTTGAATCTTGTGTGAGTTTCTGCCAACAGTAATATTGTTTGTATCTGCTGTTGCAGCGTAATCTATTATGTGAACTTCGTCACCTCGAACTGCTGATGCGGGTAATGTCATTGTAAATGCAGAACTAGTTGTATTTACAAAATATCCTCGACCTGCAACCATTGTCGTTGCACCAGTAACTACTGCTTGCCAATCTACAATACCACCAGTATTAGCTGCAAGTTTTGGTTCTGATACAGTTCCATCGCTTGGTACACCGAGGTCTAAAGTGTCACCCATTACAGTTATAAAATCTATGGCATCATCCGTTGTCAATGCTGCGGCAAATACAATCGTACTACCAACAATAGTGTAAGATGATATAGGAGCTTGCAATACACCATTTAAAGATACCAAACAGTGTTGGGCCGAAACCGGGCTAATAGCTACACCACCAACTAATAAATTAAATGTATCTGTAGCACTTGTCGTTATCGCATCACAAGCTTGAAAATTACCGAGTGTAGGTTGAACGCCAATATAGGCCATGTTATATTACTCCTTTTAGTTTATTTACCATATTAAATGATTCCATACAAGGTTATAGTTCCAGAGTCTATGTTACCACTTGCAAATTTAAATTGAATAGCATCTATTACTGATGTTGTATTAAAGTAACCAGCACAATAGTTATTACTTGATGATGGATTGTCAGAAATACTTTGAAACGTTGTACTAAAATGTTTAACAAAAGTAGTCGAAGCTGGATTGAATAAATGTATAATACCACTACAATGCTCATCATTAGCTGTATTTTGTGATTCAGTTAATATTTGAAAACCAGTACCTTGTGCTAAATCTCTACCAGATTCATACTGAAAACCTTGACTTGTAGCGTCGGTTTCATCTATTTTTGCTTGAAAATGTGTTGATGTAATAGCAACTCCATAATTTGAACCAGTGTCTGATGAACCTTGAAATGAAAAATTTGCAACAGCAGATGGGTGCATATTATTACAAACAAACACATATTCTTTATAAGTAGAATTTAAAACAACATCAGATGCTCCATTAACAAAAGATAATGTACCAGAAGATGAAGCAGTTAATTTTTTAATAAAAGCCATAGATCCACCACCTGCACCTGTCTCAAGGTCATCGGCTCCTGAATCAAAACCAATTGCTGAATTTGCAGATGGAGTTACATTTAGACTATTAAAATTTAATTTAGATATTGCCATTAACTATCCTTAATTCCATAAAGTTTTATTGTACCAGCATCTATATTTCCAGATGACATTTTAAATCGAACTCTTGTTAAAGCTGTTGTTGTGTTAAAATATCCAGCATAATGACTATTTGCGGTACTGTCATCATGTGACGTGGTATTAGATCTACATAAAAACTGTTTTACAAAAGTAGATGATGATGGATTAAATAAATGTATTATTCCAGCAAAACATTGATCATTATCACTTCCACCGCTTGATGTGATTCTTTGAAAACCTGATGCTTGATTTGAATCATTACCAGTTCTATAAAGTAAATCTGCTGTTGTGCCTGCTTCATTGTGATAAGCATCAAAAGCTGTTGAAGTAACAGTTTGATTATAAGATGTATTAGTTCCAGTATCTGTTTGAAATGAAAAATAAGCTTCATTAGTAGCTGGGTGAATATCTATAAATTTAAAAACATATAAAGGATAAGTGTCATCAAATACAACATCTGACGAACCATTTAAAAAATCTAAAGTAGCAGAACTTGATGCAGTTAAAGTTTTAATAAGGGTTATAGCTGTAGAGGTAGCTGTTGAAAAACCATCTGCATCCGCATCAAATGCTAATGCTGTACCTGCAACAGGTGTCACGTTAAAACTGTTATAATTAAATTTAGATATTGCCATTACACCACTCCATACATTTTAATTGTTCCACTATCTATGTTGCCAGAAGTTAAATTAAATTGTACTGCATTAACAGCAGAAGTTGTATTTACATAACCAGCACTAAACCAATTATATAAATAATCACTAGCTAAATAAGAATTTGTAACGCAAATAAAATGTTTAACAAAAGTTGTAGAACTTGGATTAAAAAGTTGTAAAGTTCCAACTGCACATTGGTCATTATCATTTCCAATGGTATAAGCTATATGTTGATAACCAGTTCCTTGTGCTAAATCTTCAGAGAGTGTTCTTCCTTGATAACCTAGACCAGCTGTATCATCAGCTTCATTATGTCTTGCTTCAAATACAGTTGTTGTTTTAGCAACATTATAATTGCTACCACCATCTATACTAACATTAAATTGAAATGTAACACTGTCAGTAGCTGGATGAATATCAATAAATTTAAAAACATATTCTTTATAAGTAGAATCTATTCCTGAAGTAAAAGATAAGTTAGCTGAACCAGATGCAGTTTGTGTAGACAATAAAACCATACTACCACCAACATCTCCTGTTTCAAAACCATTGGCACTAGCATTCCATTTAAGTTTTTTACTAGCTGCGGGTGTAACGTTTATGTTATTAAAATCTGCTTTAGAAAGAGCCATATGCTATTACTCCTATT